CACCAGAAATGTCTACCGCTGCCGGTGAACTGGTATACCTGATCGTAGACGAATACGAGGGTGTTCGCACCGTCGAACCGACCTTTACCGAAAAGATGCGCGTGCATCCGATGGTATTAGGCCTGTCTAGCTGGCGTCAAAAGCGCAGCCAAGGCACAGTGGGCACGATCATCTACCGTCCGATGATGGTTGCATCGCTGATTCTGACCTAAACGCTTTACGGGGGCCTAGCGCCCCCGATTACACGGAGAATAAACCATGACAGTAACTGTCGGTTGCAAACTGCCTAACGGCATCCTTTTGTCGGCAATGGTGGGCGGTAAAGTGGTCGAGCATCGCTTGAACGGCTGGAACCAGAACGTATTGCAAGATACGGGTTGTGGCATTACCTACGACGTACCCAAAGAACTGTGGGCCGCTTGGCTGGATCAATTCAAGGGGTCAAAGCTGGTTAAGGGTGGCTTTGTCTTTGCTCATGCGCAAGAAAAGTCCGTGAAGGCTGAAGCCAAAGAAAAAACCAAGGTCAAATCCGGCACCGAACAATTGCCCCAGATTACTAAAGATGCGGTCGAAGGCGGTCTTGGTAAGGTAGACGCGTAATGACCGGCGTGGTCGTATTTGACATCGCAGAGTTCAGGGCCTTGTATCCTTCGATCAAGGCTACTGATGCGCAGCTTGTCATGTTCTTTTCTATTGCTGAGGGCTTCTTGGATAACTCCGAGTGCAGCGTAGTCAAAGACCTTGAGCAGCGTAAGTACATGCTCTATCTGTTGGTGGCTCATATGGCCGCGCTCAACCAGCAAACCGAATCTGGCAATGCGGTCGTGGGGCGTTTGGCGACCGCCACCGAAGGCACTGTTTCCATTTCCCTGGACTACGGGACGATGGGCAACAATGAGCGGTGGTATCTCCAGACTCCCTACGGCGCAATGTATTGGCAGTTGACAAAGCGGTATCGCTCCATGCTGTACCGCCTTGGCAAGGCACCAATGCCAGTACGCCGGACGTATGTGCGATGAGCCTGCCTGAAACGCTGGAGAAGATAGCAGCGGAACGTGTCGTTAAGGCGCGTGTTGGCATTGTTGACTCTGCCACCTACCCCGATGGGGAATTGGTTGCGTTCGTGGGGTACGTGAACGAATATGGCTATGAGGGGCGTATCCCTGAGCGTCAAGGGGTGGTGCGCCACCTCATCAACGAGAAAACCGGCGAATTCAAAAAGAAAGGGCAGTTCGCATCGAAGGAAAAGGCAAACTTCGAGAGGCAGGTAACGATCCCGGCCTACGATCTAAAAATCCCTTCCCGTCCATTTTTCCGTACCGCTATTGCAAAGAACAGGGACAAGCTAGGGCCGATGCTGATTGGTTTCATCGGGGAGGGAAAGAGCGCGGATGAAGCCATGAGATTGGTGTGTGAATACATGGTGGACGAACTAAGGGAATCCGTCATCACATGGGAAGATCCGCCAAACGCGGCAAGTACGGTACGCAAGAAAGGATTTAACGCGCCTCTGCGTGGCGAAGACTTCTTGTTACGCAACTCATTTTCATACGAGATCAGCGATGATTAATGTCCGCATGTTGTCCAATAGCATGACCAGTTTGGTTAACCCAAACATTCCCGCCGTGCTGCGCGTCAACATGGGGTACACGGTCAATGATGACGGCGATCAGATACCCTCTTTTTCTGAGGAAAATATCCAGATTCAGCCCCAATCGCTATCGTCTCGTGAGCGCGAGAGCCTGGGCCTTGTCGATCATCAGCGCGAATACATCAGTGTTTACGCGTATGGCAGCATTACGGCCATTCAGCGCTGGCTAGACCGTGGTGCTTCCCAATTAACATTCCAGCGTTACGGCGAGTCTGGGCCGGTTACATGGAACGTTGACCAAGTTCTCGAATCCTATGCCGCATGGGTTCGTTTGCTTCTTGCTCGGATACAAGACAATGGCAACCCTTAACATTACCCATCGCGCAATCATCAACGAGCTTCGCAAGTTTGTTCTTGGCGCATTGCCTGACGCGACAAACGAGCAGGTTATCCGGGATACGCAAAATTTCGCCTCCCTGCCCCATAACGCCATTGTGTTGGCTTTTCTTTTTGACTTCGAGCATGACACCGCTGTTGTAAATTACGACGCACCTGCGGGCCAGGCCGCTGTTCAAAACAGCGTAGAGGCCAGGGTTCAAATGACGTTCTACGGGGAGTATGCCGAGCAGCGCAGCCGTATCATTGCCAACCTGTGGCGAAGTTATTACACGACTGATCGTCTTGTGCTGACCCAGCCGCTGTATGTCCAGTCGCGTGGGCGTCATCCATACATCAACGATTCAAAGCAGTACGAAGATCGATATATACTAGACTTGGCGTTACAATACAATCCACAGGTTGTGTTTAATCAAGACTTTACCGATTCCGCATCAATTACCATTATTCCCGTGAGCGGGTAAGTTATAATGCAATTAGCAGCTAGGACGGCCATCCGAACCCCGCCTTGTCAGCGGGTGCTGCTACTTTTCCGACAAGCCTTGACAAGGGTTATAAAGATGAAGCCAGAAAGAATCAACATAGGTGACGTTTTCAACACTAATGAAGGCGGGCGCGTAATTGTTATTTGTGATCAGAAACAGCAAGAGTTAAAAATAAAGCATCTAGACGATCATGGTCATGTCGCAACCGTCCAAGCCGGGAACCTTCGTAGAGGAACTGTAAAAAATCCATATTTACCATCCGTTTGTGGGATTGGGTATCTTGGTGTTGGCGATCACAAGACTTTTATCAATGGAAAGCAGTCGTCGGTTCTTAACATGTGGAGAAACATGTTAAGGCGGTGTTATGCAGGCGATAAGAAGTGGTCAGCATATTCTGATGTGACGGTCTGCAAGGAATGGCATAACTTCCAAAGCTTTGCGTCATGGTTCTATGATCAACCTAGAAAAGAATGCATTAAATACGAAATTGATAAAGACTTGTTAAATAGCGGCTCTAAAATTTACAGTCCGGAAAATTGTGTTTTGGTTCCTTCCGCAATAAATATGTTATTGAATGACGGGGGGAGTAGCCATAAAAAATCAGACCTACCGGTTGGTGTAGTCAAGAACGGCAATAAATATATCGCTCAGCTCAGCAAGGGAGATCATCGTTGGAGAGCTTGGGGATTTGCCACCCCTGACGATGCTCATATGGCCTATAGGCATGAGAAAGAATTGTATGCAAAAGAATTGGCATCTTATTATAAGGGTGTCATAACTACAGAGGCTTATTACGCCCTTATGAGCTATAGGGCATAATAGCAATGTGTCATTATATTTAAGGAAAAGCCATGTCTTTTAACAGTGTGCCCGCTGACCGCATTGTCAGCATTGTTCCTAGCGCGGTAGGCACGGGCGGCACCCCGCTTGCCATGTCCACGCTCTTGATTGCTGCCTCGTCGTCTCCCCGCATTATCGGCGTTCGACAGTTTGGCAGCGCCGATGAGGTAAGCCGAGTCTTTGGCCCCGCCTCTGATGAGTACGGCTTTGCTGAGCGTTACTTCCTGGGCTACGAAGGCGCAACAAAGATCCCCGAGGTTCTTTGGATGGCCTCCAGCCGTGACACGGCACAACCGGCGATTCTGCAATCGGCGACGATGCGATCTGTTTCCCTAGATAGCATCAAGACAAGCGGCGATTTGACCTTGGTTGTCAACGGCACCCAAACCACCACCACTATCGATCTGACGGCTGCAACCAGCTTCACCAATGCGGCTGAGCTGATTACGACCGCAATCACAGCAACCGGCGCTACGTGTGAATTCGTAGCAGAGGCCCAAGTTTTTGAGATCGTGACCACGGCGACCGGCGCAAGTGAAACCATGTCTTTTGCCGACGGCACCCTGGCTGCCCTGCTTAAGCTGCGTGAGGATGATGGCGCTTTGGTGGAAAACGGCACCGATGCAATGAGCATTGACGAGCTGATGACCTACTGCCTGGACTTCACCCGCAACTTTGCCGTCATTACTTTCATCGAAGAATTGGCCCGCGCACAGAAAGAAGCTGCCGCTGAGTGGACTACCTTGCGCCGAAGCCGCTTTCTGATGATCCTGCAAGACACGTCCGGCACTGCCCTGGTCGCAAACAATGATGCCTCCTTTGGCGCATGGCTGGCCGCAACGGATCAAGATGGCACGATGCCCTACTTCGGCAACATCGACCAGATTGCGGCGGTCTGCGGCGGCATCGCAGCCATTGACTTCAAGCGCGTTAATGGGCGTCGGAACATCATGTTTATGCGTCAAGCGGGCCTGTCTGCGACGGTCACGAAAGAGGCCGACTACACTGCCTTGGTCAGCAATGGGTACACGTTCTACGCTGCATTTGCTACGGCCAATGACCGCTTCCAGTTCCAAACAAATGGCGCTGTTTCGGGTAAATTCCGCTGGGCTGACAACTACATCAACCAGATTTATCTGAATAGCCAGCTTCAATTGGCGCTGATGACCATGCTGATTAGCTACGGCAACATCCCGTATAACGACACCGGCAAGGCTTATCACCGCAACGCCATTCTTGACCCAATCAATGAAATGACCAACTTCGGCGGCATTCAGCCCCTGGTAGACCCAACCGCGCTGAGTGAGCAGCAAAAGTCGATCATTAATTCCCAGGCTGGCCGGGATATTGTCCCTGAGCTGCTGAACAAGGGCTGGGCTGTAGATATTAAAACGGCTGACGCTCAAACCCGTGGCATTCGCGGCTCTATGCCCTTCACGCTCTGGTACACCGACGGCGGTAGTGTGCAGTCGGTAAACCTGGCTTCGATCAACGTTCAGTAAAGGAATTTCGCTATGAGCATGGGACATAACCCCCGCACCCTAACCGCTGCAAACTCGATCATCCTGTTTTCGGCGGAGGGTTACTTTGATACCCCTATCC